CGTTCCCCTAACGAACAAGCCTGTTTCAAACGGCATGGATACGAAATCCGGCCGCGCATCCGATGAATACAAAAAGGCGTTCTGGAACGTCATGCGCGCAAAGAACCCTCGCTACGATGTGGTCAACGCGCTTCAAGTTGGTACCGACAGTGAAGGCGGGTATCTCGCGCCCGACGAATTTGAGCGTGTTTTGATCGACTCGCTCGAGGAAGAGAATATCTTCCGTAAGCTCGCGCGGGTGATCCAGACGTCGAGCGGCGATCGCAAGATTCCCGTCGTGACGACGCATGGTTCCGCGTCCTGGCTGGATGAAGAGGAACTCGTCCCCGAAAGCGATGAAGCGTTCGGCCAGACCTCGATCGGCGCATTCAAACTTGGCACGTTCATTAAGGTATCGGACGAACTACTCAACGATTCCGTGTTCGATCTGCAGAGCTATATCACGACGGAGTTCGCGCGCCGGATCGGGCATAAGGAAGAGGAAGCCTTCTTCGTCGGAGATGCGGATGGAAAACCGACCGGCATCTTCCACCCGACCGGCGGCGCGCAGGTCGGCGTTACCGCGGCGGCGACGGCGGCAATTACCGTCGACGAAGTGCTCGACCTGTTCTACAGCCTGAAATCGCCGTATCGGAAAAAGGCCGTTTTTGTCATGAACGACGCCACGGTGAAGGCGATCCGTAAGCTGAAAGATGGACAGGGCCAATATCTCTGGCAGCCCGCGCTGACGGCGAATACGCCCGACTCGATTCTGAACCGTCCCGTGCAAACGTCTGCCTATGTTCCGAACATCGCGGCGGGCGCAAAGTCGATCGCGTTCGGCGATTTCTCCTATTACTGGATCGCTGACCGGCAGGGCCGCTCTTTCAAGCGCCTGAACGAGCTGTTCGCCACCACGGGTCAGGTTGGCTTCATGGCGACACAGCGCGTCGACGGCAAGCTCATCCTGCCGGAAGCGATCAAGGTCCTGCAGCAGAAGGCATAAGAGGAAACGGACATGGAGTATAACGCAAAGAACTATATGGCGCAGGGCGGCGATCGTTTGGTGATCGGCGGTACGCTGGAAATTCAGGAGGGAGCTTCGGTAACGGGGCTTCCCTCCGCTGCGGTTGCGGCGGCGACGGAAGAAGCGCTCGGCGGCGTGCTTGCGGCGGCAAAGGCGGAAACGGATACTTTGGAAGCGAAGATCGGCGAGGATCACAAGCTCTACGTACCGCCGTATACGCTTCCCGCGGCGGAAGCAGCTGCGCTGGGCGGCGTCCTGCTTGCGGCGAACCAGGCAGCCAGCACGGCGACGGAGCTATCCGGACTCGTTACGGAATTCAATACGCTGCTTGCCGCGCTGAAGGCAGCCGGGATCATGGCGGCTGACGAGTAACGATATGAGTACGTTGCTGGAGAAGGTCAAAGCGAACCTGATCCTTGATCACAGCGAGGACGACGAACTGCTGCAACGCCTGATCGATGCTGCGGTCGCATATGCAGAAAGCTATCAGCACCTGACCGCCGGAACCTACGAAGCGGCAGCCATGCCTGCGACAACCGAACAGGCTGTGATCATGCTGGCGTCCCATTTCTACGAGAGTCGGGACGGCAGCACGGGTGGGTTCTTCGCGGACAACGTGCAAGCGGGGCAACAGGTGTGGAACACGGTGAATACTCTTTTGCGCCTGGATCGAATGTGGGTATTCGGAATATGAGCTTTGGCAAAATGAACGTACCGATTTCGATCGTGGAGGAAACGATCGTCAAGGACGCGGAAGGCTTCGCAACGAAATCCGACAATATCCTTGCTTCCCTCCATGCCTACCGGGAAGGACGGCACGGCTCCCAGAAATGGGTCAACCGTGCCTCTTTCTCGGAGGCGACAGATCTGTTCTGCTTTCGGAAGATCCCCGGACTGACGGTGACGACGGAGCATGTGATCCTCTGCGATGGCGAACGGTATGAGATCACGTCTGTCGAGAACGTCAAAGGCAGAAATATGTATCTCGAAGTTTTAGCGAAAAGAATAGAGGCAACGCATGGCTAGAGTCACTATCAAAATGCCAACTGACCTGATGGATAAGTTGGCGAAAGCGGCGGAGAAAACCGACAGAGCGATTCCGAAAGCGCTTGAGGCTGGAGGGAAGGTCGTGTTCGAGAAAATGCAGGATAACCTGCGCTCGGCGATCGGACGGGGTACGAAATACAAATCCCGCTCCACCGGCAAGCTGCTTGCGGCGTTGGGCGTATCGCCCGTCAAGGTGAATGACGAGGGTAACTACGACGTGAAAGTTGGGTTTTCGGAAGGACGTGGCGACGCAAACAACGCTATGCTTGCTAACTTGATCGAGTACGGCAAGCACGGTCAACCGCCGAAGCCGTTTCTGAAGCGGACGAAATCTTCAAGCCAGGCTCCGTGTATTGAGGCGATGCAATCTGTACTGAAGGAGGAACTGAATCTCCCGTGAGTATGTTGGAAGAATTGAACGCGATTGTGGAAAGCGCCGGCCTTCCTGTGGAAACCGGCGTGTTCTCCGGCACCGCGCCGGACGAGTATGTCGTGATCACGCCGATTTCAGAGCACTTCGCGCTGTTTTCCGACGATGCGCCCGGCATGAACATCGAAGAAGCGCGGCTGTCGTTTTTTTCGAAGAGGAACTATACACAAAAGAAGGACTTGCTTGTCCGCATGCTGCTGACAGCGGGCTTTGTGGTAACTGATCGTCGGTTTATCGGTCGGGAGGACGATACGGGCTATTTTCATATCGCGATTGACGTCGCGAAAGAAACGGAGGAAACATAAATGGCTACAGTAGGTTTGGACCGGCTGTATTATTCCAAGATTACGGAAGATACTGCCGGAGATGAAACATATGGCACGCCGCAGCTGCTGGCGAAGGCGATCTCGGCGGATCTGGAGATCGAATTGAACGAAGCGACGCTGTTTGCTGACGATTCCGCGGCAGAGATTGTGAAGGAATTCAAGAGCGGGAAACTCTCGCTCGGGATAAACGACATCGGCGCTGCGGTCGCGGGCGACCTGGTCGGCGCGGTGATCGACGACAACGGCGTGGTGATCTCGCAGGGCGAAGGCATGCCCTCGCCGGTTGCGGTGGGATTTCGGGCGAAGAAGAGCAATGGCAAGTATCGGTATTTCTGGTGTTATCGCGTGATCTTCGGCATCCCGGCGACGAACCTTGCCACAAAGGGTGATAGCATCAGCTTCAACACGCCGACGGTCGAAGGTACCATTTTCCGGCGCAATAAGCTCGACGGACAGGGCAAGCATCCGTGGAAGTGTGAAGTCAACGAGGATGACGCGGGCGTAGCGGCGGAAACGATCACCGGGTGGTATACGGCGGTGTATGAGCCGACGTTTGCGGCGCCGGTGGAATAACGGAGGCAATATATGGAGAATGAACGTGCTGCCGAGATCATGATCGGCGGTAATGCATATGAACTGACATTGACCACTGGCGCGACCAAACAGATCGCCAAACGCTACGGTGGACTGGCGAACCTCGGTGATAAGCTCATGAAAGCGGAGAATTTCGAGAACGCATTGGATGAGTTGATCTGGCTGATCGCGTTGCTGGCGAATCAGAGCATCCTGATTCACAATTTTCAACATCCGGAAGACAAGCGGGATCCGCTGACGGAGGAAACGATCGAACTATTGACCTCGCCGCACGAACTGGCGGCATACAAGGACGCGATCATGGAATCGATGTTCAGGGGTACCAAGCGCTATGTGGAAAGCGAACCGGAGCTGGAAAAAAACGTGCCTGCCGGGTGAGCGATGAGGAAACGTTCACCCGGTTGATTTTTTACGGCGTGACTCTGCTGGGACGATCAGAGCGCGAAGTCTGGCTCATGCCGCTTGGCGTGCTGCTCGACCAGTGGGAGGTATATAAGCAGTTCCATGGATTGGCGAAAGCAATAACGGATACCTTTATCGACGACTTGATCCCGTTTGGGATCTAGTCGTTTTTTATATGTCCAGAAGGGAGCAGAGCGCATGGCAGACGATTTTGGCCTGAAGATTGGTATTGAGGGCGAACGGGAGTTTCGAGCCGCATTGAAAGATATCAACCAACAGTTCAAAGTGCTCGGCTCCGAGATGAAGCTGGTCGAATCGCAGTTCGACTAACAG